ATCAGTGAGCTGCTCAAGTCGAGACTCAACGTCTTTCTTGACCATGATCCATTGGGTTTGAGCAAGCTGCCAAGGACTGTGAGTTGAAAGCCGAGAGAGCTCTTGGATCCTTACGTCTTTCTCAAGAGTGGCGTCGACAATATCGATTAGAGCCTGCCGCTCAAGAGGCAGATCATATTCATTCCAAAAATACTTGAGTCTTAGATATGACTCCCAAGCATTCAGCCCTTGATCTCTGACGTAGTCAACAAGAACACCCTTACGATTCATTATCTCTGCAATTGACGGAACTTCTGTGAGCCCTCTTGTCTGAGTCTCAGTACCGATACCAAACAGCGACATGTTTCTGCGGTCGATCAAAGAAAAGAAATCAAGTGTCTGCTCGTCTCCAAGTTCTTTAGAGAGAAGAACAAGAAGCTCGACGTCTGAGTACTTGCGCGGTCGAGCCGCTTCGACAGGCAATGGATTGCCGCTCAAAATTTTTTCGATGAATCTGACCCTTTGAGAGTCTCCAGCCTCAACAGCATCGAAATACTCTTGCTGAAGCATTGCTCGATCAAAAGATGTCCATGTGTTCGTGTTGAGAAGTTCACCACCTTCGTATGACCTCCGGAAGAAAGTTTTGAAATCTTCCATTCTCTTGACTAGCTCTGGCGGTCGACTTCTAATTCCGTCTGTGAAAATAGAAGTTAGAAACTCAAGATTTTTCTCTAGATTTCTGATTCGATACTGCGTTGTCGGATCAATTCGAATGCTTCTTGAGAAATCGAAAAGATTCCCACCCTTCAGTCTCAGCTTGACCCCAGCACTGAGCCAAGTGAAACGATCTGGATTCTCAGCAACCCAAACTCGAAAATCATAAATGCTGATGTTCTTGAGATCTGATATTTTCTTGATGCCAAACTCTTTCATATTGACGCGGAACTTGTACCACATCATGTCGCTGATCGGAGACCATCTAGTGATCAGACGAATCTCTGTTGTGACTGAGTTGACTCGACCAGCGTCAAGATTCAAAACCCTTTGCTGAGTTTTGCCAATCCTTCTCCACTCAAGCCTTTCAATGATCTGCTCTCCAAAATCATCAAAAACTCCAGTTGGAATCTCTGCCCACTCGTCAGCAATGATCGACTTGTACTTAGAAGCTCGATTGACTCGTGAGTAAACCCGAAGTGGACCCTTGGGAACCAAAGAAAGATTTGGCCTGAGAATTCCATCTTCTCCTTTTACGAAACCAAGACGAGCCAATCCGTTTGGATTGAACTTGACGTTACTAATGATTCTGATAAGACCTTCGGCACCATTCTCACCCTTCTTGGGCAGGATGCTGAAGTGAACATGGGCGAGCTTGTTGGGCGCCAAAGCAAGACGACCGTATCTTGAAGTGCCTCTTTTCCCAGTATTGCCTTTGATCGTATTGATCTTTGGAAGGCTGAAGCGAAAGAATCGATTGCTGAATCGAGTATTGCTGTAGATCACATTGCTGATAATTCCTTGGCCACCAAGAAGATCCGCAATTTCGTTTGCGTAAGGACTGTTCTCGATCACTTCATTGACGATAGTGAGGTGCCTCCACCGCTCCCACATGTCCATAGTGTCACCAACGACCTTGATAGGTGTTGATTCTTTTACGCCAATAGATTGACGAGTGAGCAGACTTACAACTTGACCACTTCCTTCGGCAGCCTCATCAAAAAGTTCAGCTTCTTGATGAACTCTCAAAATGATGGCGTCTCGAAGCTCTGCCTCATCAAGACCGGTCTCTTGTGCGATTTTTGCGGCGAGTGCGTCTAGCTTCTGATCGAAACCCATGCTCAAAAATCTCTTTTGGATCTGCTCTAGGGCTCTGTTCTTTATGTCGGTAGCTTTGACGAGCGCACGATTGAGCTGCTGCCCCAGATAGTTCAGGGCAATATCTCCAGCAGTTCCTTCGAAAATGAGATTGTCGAAACCGACGCCAACTTTGACAGCAGTTGTGAGCCCGAGGATTGCAGCGGAAGCAGTGCCAGTAGCTAATGCTGCCTTCGTAATGGGGGTCAGCTTTCCTTTCTCATAAAACCCTTGCTTTCTTAGTTCATTCTTGAGCGATCCAATGCGGGCTTCTGACTCTTTCCATCTTTCCTTACCTTTTTCTGGGTCAAGAATTGGATAAAACTGGCGGCGACAATAGGGATGAGCTACAGGATAAGCCCGAGCCTGATCTGCGCTGACGACCATGCCGTTCGCTTTGATGGGTGATCCGTGACTTTCCCATCCACAATCTGGTCCATCACTGACCTCGTAATACAACAGACCACGAGTCTCTAGAGACCTGACGACACCAAGATGATATGCGTTGGCATTGGCATAGCTCAGTGATCGATCTTCCAGTGACTTGAGGGTTTGTGAATAGTTGCCCTCTGGATTTGTGTAAGCGATGATCTTTTGTTTCGAAAGTCTCTTGGCTTGGGCGGCTTGCTTTGCAGGGTCTTTCTCTGAGATGACTTTCTGAGCTTTACGATCCCAGACCCTAGAGTTCTTCTCTAGTCCGTTTACTCCGTCAAGAAGTGAAAAACGAACAGATGAGTTCAAATTCTCAAGCTTTCTAATGTCAGATTCAGTGACCCTATTGAAAAGAGTCTCTAGAGTAGCGCCTTTCTCTGAAGCGTCTTGAAGACCTTGTCGATACGACCGAGCAACAAAGCTGTTCTGGTCTGCAACTTCGAACTGCTTGGGGAAGAATTTGTCAACTTGCGAGGTGGCTCTCGACTTGGACCTAGAGACAAAATTTCCAATTTTGCGAAAATCGGCCCCTAAATTTTTTCGAGGAAAAAAGCCATTACGGATTTCCTGAACTTCATTGTCTAGATTGAAAAGTGAAGTTCTTGGAAACGCAAAATTGCTTGGTGGCTGAAGTGCAGACCTTTGAGTTTCTGCTATCTCTGCCCTTTCTGCAATCTTGCCAGCAGGAGGCAGAATGGTTCCTCGCTCTGGTTTTATGCCAGTAAGCCTAGAAATGTCAGATCCGCGAAGCAGAGTCGCGTTGCCAACGTCTGAGAAGAGCTTTCTAGCTTTCCTCTGCTCTGAATACCCAGAATATCCCTGAGCGCGAGCGAGAAAATCACGATATTCGTAATAGTTCTTGAAACCTAGCTTTTTCCATGTTGGCTCAGCCATGAGGCCTCACCTTACCAATTACTATCGACGCTCAGAGCGATAGAACTTGCTCACTCCAGGAGTTGGGCTTGTTCCTTCAAGAGCGGCATCAATTCCACCGCTAGAGCCAAATTCCTTGATCAGCTGCTGAAGAGCTGTGATGTTTTGCGTGATCTGAACGCTCAAACCGCTAGGCAGGCTGACGCTACTCGGCTGTTCAAGAAGTGTAGTTAGCTGAGTTCTCAGCTCTTCAAGAACTGCTGCGTCAACACTGCCCAAGCGGTCGTAACGAGCACTGAGGGTTGCATCTGGTACTTCAGTACCGACCCAAGCTCTCGCCGCTGCAAGCTGCTCAGTGCTGAGCGCCACGGATTGCCTCGACGATCTCAGACTTCTTATTGCTGTGGACTTCAATTCCGAGAGAAGCCGCAAGTACTCTCAGCTCGGCAACGGTCTTGCCAGAAAGGCTATCTTCTTGAGCTGTGGTCTCAACGACCTCAGCTGGAGCGTCGGCATCAGTCTCTTCCCAAACATGATCGCCAACACGATCTTTCAGGTCATCAGGAAGATCATCCTTCTTGAAACCCTTGGGGAATCGCTCGACCTCAAAATTGGGAAGAGTGATGTGAAACTCAGTCTTGGAAACCAGAGACATTTTCTTCTCCTTTGACTGTGTGAGGTCGAGGCATTGGAGCCTCAGCCCCGACCCCACACAGATCTGAGCTCAGCTCGATCAGGCAGCGACAGTGCAATCGAAGATGAGGTTCGGGTTGGGAGTGACCGGAAGTGCGATTGCCGTGGCCAGAGTGAACGTCTGGACAGGGTTCTCATTCTTCAGGACCACCGCAACAACACCCGGCATAGCTTCCTGCGTGATCATGCCCCGCTGACGCAGCTCGATCGCTTCGGCAGTGACACCGTAGAAGGTGTTACCAACCGGCTCGGTCGATGGCGGCATCATGAAGATCTTGTTGGCAGGAAGAACACGGGTCGCGACGCCGTTCACGCGAACAGAGGTGTCGTAGATCATCATCTCCGGCAAACCCTCAGCAGCCAGGATGGCACCAACCGTTTCCATGTTGATTCGGTTCGGGGTGGTACCACCAACGGCAGCATAGGCACGCATCTCAGCGTTCAGAGCGAAGTTCTGAAGTCGCTGACGGCTCAAGATGACCAGCGCCGGAGCGACGCCATTGAGGTCGACGTAGTCCTGCTGCCACGTCAGAAGATCAGTCAGCGGAGTCGCTGTGGCAGTGTTGGTCCACAGGTTTGCTGCCGTCTTCGTGGCAGAAGCGGAACGACCGAAGTCAGCCTCGAGGACCAAGCCATTCTCGTTGATGGTGACCTTTCCGTCATTGATGACGTCACCACGAGCCAGCTCGACACGAGCCTGAACCGATCGAACCATGCGCTCAGCATCGTCGAAGATCGCATTCACGATAGGGTCGTTCGTACCCCGCTCCAGCGACCGCATCCGAAGCATCTCCTCCTCGCCAAGAGGAATCTGACGCGACACCGGACCGAGGGAACCCTCGATGTACTTGGTGCCAGGACGAGCGGTCATCCGGGGCTGAGTGTCCCAAGCCCGGTACTCTGCGACGTCCACGTCGTTCAATGCGCCCTTGCGGATGCGGAACTCGAGGTCGTCGACCTGTCGGTTGGGCAGAAACTGATCGAGCATCAGCTGAGCTTCGGGACGAAGAACCTCGTAGTCCCAAGCGCGAACGTAGTCGATAAGTTCCTGCGGATCGATGAGATCGGTGATCATTCGCATTGTTCAGTCTCCTTTCTCACTCGAACCGAACGAAGGTCAGGTCGGTCTTGCCGTTGGCGTCAATCTCGCCAAGAACTGTTCCGGTGAATGCCGGGAGCTTGGACTCCTCAACGACGCCCTCCCACAGCAGGGGAGCGCCAACATCAGCAGCCGTGGCGAGGTCTGTTCCAGAGCCAGCGCCACTGCTTCCGCTGCCACCAACGACGGTGGTGTTGAAGAGGAAGCCCGCAGCCGTCTGACGACCGTCGGCAGCGCCGTTGTCGTAAGGGCCGTACTTCCCAGTTGCAGTGATCTTGCCGAGAACGGTTCCAGAAGGAATCGCGCCCTTGGCGGTCAGATGAGCAGCCAGGAAAGTCGAAACATCCAGCGTCACAGAACGACACGTGTCGAAACCCTTGCGGGTCTTGAGCCACGTCCGGTCCTCGTTGCCAGAGTGATCGTACTCCCTGACGGCGATGTCGAATGGCATCGTTACACCCTCCTAGGTGTTGGGTCAGGACTTGTTCTTCAGTCGGTCACCATGCCGAGCCATGAGTCGATCAGAAGCCCGTCGAGACGGGTCTGAAGAACTCTTCACGCTCGGTGCCTTGCCGGGATCACTGGCTGGAGGCTTGGGTGTCCCGGGATTCTGAGAACCGGGTTCCTCTGTTTCTTCTTGGGCTGGGAAGAGATTTGGCATCTCAGCCCTGAGGTCCGCTACTGCGGTTGAGATGTCTTCAGCAGAAGAGTGTACATCACAATCTACGAGTCGAGAAACCTTTGTGACGTGATCAAGATCAACTCCAGCCTTTAGGAGCTCTCTCTCAACCATTGCCATGTATCGGTCTCGCTGTGCCTCAGACTTGATCTCTTCAGCTTCTGACTTGGCCTTCTCAGCATCCCGCTTGGCTCGCTCAACCTCACTTAGCTGAGCTGCCTCTGCGTCTCGAATGAGCTTGGCGAAATCCTTAGCCTCATCAACACTTGAGAAACCAAGAGCCTCCAACACCTCTTTCTGACCTTGTCGCTTACCCTGATCCTTTTCTCGGGCAGCAACTCGAGTCATGTCATCCTGAGAGAAAGACGGAACAACCGGATCGGAAGTAACCTCTGGCTCTGTGGGCTCATCTGGCATTGTTGGCTCCTTTTCCTGAGTCCCCTATCGGGGTGTTCCGGATGATCCGGTGCTGAGCACAGTACCACTCACTGAGGTGGAACTGTATCATTCTGCGAGAAACCTTCCATGCCTTGCAATTGAGTGGCAATTTCATCACCAGTGACAGTTTCAAGAGAAGCGGTAAGTCCCAACCTTTGGAAAACAAGACCGCTATCTCCAGTGGCATCAAGAAGTGTGAGAGAACCATTCAGATCTTCGCTGTTGATCCTTTGGATCTCTCGCTGAATGTCGTCAATTGGAACGCCAGCATTCACTAGTAATTCAAGTGCCGTTTGCAGGCTGATGAGCGGTCGATCTTGTCGAAGAAGCTGAGTAACTAGCGTGCTTGCCTCTTGCTTGTCTGCTGGGAGGAAACTGCCAAACACAAGGTTGGCATCAAAAACTTCAGAGATCAATCCGAACTGCAAGTACATGCGACTAACGAACTTCAGCAGGAGATTGTATTTCTGCTTACGGATCAGACGCATCTCTTTGATGAGATTTGCATGTGGTGTGAAGCTCAAAGTCAGAGCGATTCCGCTAGGAACCTCGTTCGGCTTGACTCTGCCAAGCAACGCTTCTGGGATGCGACTGTTGACGCTCAGTCGGCTCAAAAGATGCTTGTCATATTCAAGAAGAGCATCCAAAGAACGACTCGTGTCGATCATGGTGGCGTTGCCATCTCCGGTCTTCAAAACCGTTCCTGGACCGTAAGTTGTAATTCTTCCTTGATCATCTGTTGGGATCGCTGTCCCGGTGATAGCAATGGGAGGGCTTCCAGTTGTTGCGCTGCTCGCCTGAAGGTCTGTGTCAGTACTGACGATGTCGTCAAGGATCTGCAAAACACGAGCCAAACTACTGACTCCGAAATGCTCAATCTCACAGGATGTGTTGGGTAGATGAACTACCGGGATGAAGTCGAAACCGAGATCGACGCCATACATGCTCCAAAAGGCAGCTTCCTCGCTCAGGTCAAAAAGTCCTCTCTGACCCTCGCTCAACAACCACTCTCCATCCCACATGAAACATGAAATGTTGCTGTCTGCCTCTTCTGGTGGTTGCCACGGGTACCGACGAGGCTCTTCAAGAGGCAAGAGCGCCCAAGTGATGCGCCTGAGGAAATTCTGCTTCTCGTTGGTAAACTCATTCTTGCGCTCGAACTCCCAAGCCAAGTGAACTGTCTTAGGATACTCAGAGTCATTGCTCGGATCAATTATGGGAAAGTAAAAGCCAGGATCGTAAACACGAAGCCTCGGGCGATTCTTTTCTGGATCCCAGCCGATCACATAGACGGCGTCGCCCAATTCTGTAGTTCGGCGCTCATTCTCGAGCACCTTGCTCATCAATCTCTCCTTGAAAGCCCACTCTTCAAGAAGGATTTGTTGAATCACTGCCCCGGGAATTGCTGGATCTTCGTCAACTGCTCCGTCAACAAGAATCTTCTGGCTTTCTCCCATGACGCTGCTGACGATGCTGTCGACCAGCGTCGCAGGATCTCCATATTCTCTGCGATTCAAGATCTCGTCTTCGTTTAGCGTCGATGGAAGCCATGCCCGACTGTTATTTCGAACATATCCAGCGAGCATCGTGTAGGCAGTGAGTCTTCGTCGGTCATCTTCGGGAACCCAGCCCGGAGCCAAGTTGTTGAACTTGAACTCGTTCATTGCGGGCTTGTAGTCGAAATATGACCACTGGTCAATGATTTCTGGACGAGGCCTCATGACTCTTCAGCGTACATCAACGTCGTCGGCGCAAGCGGGTGTCGTTGATCTGAGACATCGAAACTTCTCCGCCGCCGACCAATAGCTCGGTCATAGCCCAAACCATCGCATCCATTCGGTCTGGAGACCAAGCGTCGTCAGGATCAATAGGGTCAAACTCGCACATCTGCTGCTCTAATTCTGGGAAAGTGCCGACGTGATGGATCCTTCCCTGCTCAGACATCATGCTGACGGGCTCTGCCCTGCGAGCCTTTCCGCGAGTTGCCCAGACAAGCTTCACCGGAACTGTTGGGTCAATACCATGAATGGTATTGATGACCATGTCTCCGCCGTTGTTCCTCTCAGCAACGATGTAGTTAGCATCGTGGTCGTAATAGGCACGAATGGCTGCCTTGGCCCATCTGTTAGGCGTCCCGGTCGTCGTACGATCGTCCAAGACAAAGCCGTGTGGAAGATGGCTAAAGGGATGGTCTTCATGGGTCCTGTACTTGTTGACTCTTCCGCAGACAACGATGCCGTGCTCGTTGGCTCCACCGGCAGCAGGGTCTACGCCAACGATCTTTAGATCGTAACGCTCAGGCTGCTGAATAGGAGCGATGCGCCCATTCTCGATTGTTGACTCTTGCCAAAGCGCAGACTCAACATCTTCAAGAATCTCTCCGAACAGCTCCTGACGACCAAGACGTGTACTGCCATAATCGTCAAACAGCATGTTCTTGACTCGCTGGTCAAGATATGGATTGTCAGCCGTGGTAGCAGAGGTCATGACAACTTCGATGTCATTAGTCGTTTCGTCAATAAATCTCTCGTCGGCTTTGCGCTTGAGCTCTTTGACGAGGAGTCTGTTCTTGGGAGTTGTTGACACGATGACGTGCGGCCAAGGACCCACACGCAATCCGTATCTCATATGCTGCCAGCACTCTTGCATGTATCTCCATGCGGCAAGCTCTTCTGCCCAGACCAAACAGCGATTACCGCCAGAACGAAGACGCTCAACATCTTCAGGAGTGTGAGCTCCGAAAATCTTTCCCTCTGCACCGTTTGACCATCTGACGGTCGTACCGCCAGCGGTCTGTCGAACCTTCAGACCCTGATCATGAGCTCTCAGGCCAGAAGGGCCAAGAGCACAGGAGGTAACGGCGTCTCCGAGAGTTGGTCCGATTATGCCAACCCAGTGACCTCCAGGAACTCCGGGTAGGCATGGAGGTCCCATCACGTGTTCGTGAACGTGTCGAGCAGCGGTGGCAGTTTTTCCCATTCCACGACCACCCATCAAAAGCCATACAAACCACTTCCCAGCTGGAGGAATCTGATGTGGCAGTGGCTTCCAAGTGTCATGTGGATCATCAATGATGTCAGCAGCTATGTCCCATGGACTTCTAATGTCTGTCACGATGACAACTTAGCCAGCAACAGACCACGCTTGCGCCTCGTGTGTGAGATGTGCAGGTTCTACATGGATTGCGTTAGCGGCATCCTGTAGGGCGATGACATCCTCGACGACGAGGAGCGTGGCCAGCGCCCCGGTGGCGTCCAATGGCGGGAACGGCGGACCGTCGATCTCCTCTACCGAGATGACGTTGCCTTGACCGTCTGAAGTCTCAATCCTCATCACACGACCCTCACAAAGACCAGCGGCGGCTGAGTAGTGTTGCCTGTGTTCGGTGTTGCTGTTGCTAGCAAGGTTCCGGTGACGCCATTCTCAAACTTGACGCCGTTGAACGTGGAGTCCGAGCTAGGCACGTTGAACGACGGACTGCCGGTGCTGAACGTAGGCGAGCCAGATGTGATCTGACCGACCGCAGCAAGCCAGTAGAGGCCCGGAGTGAGTTGCTGACTGATGGTGATGGTCTTGAACGCTACGGATGTCGTCAGGTCCACCGTCCCAGCGTCCAGCAGGAGGGTCGATGGGAGATCGTTCGTGGCGTTGTAGATCCCGAGCCGCATCACGCTGCCTGCCCCAGCGACCGTTGCAGCGTGGTTCACGGCGATCCGGTCGATCGTGACTGTCCGAGGAATGAAGATCGGCTGGTAGTAGAGCCGGTTGTTAGTGACACTGGAGCTTGTGCTTGCCACCGATGAAGCTGACGAGTATTGACCTGACACGAGCAGCGACGGTGGGCGAGCGATGCTCTGGTAGGTCTGATCTCCACGAAGGAACGTCGTGCTGTTGGCGGTGCCGGTGCCGAGCCGTGCGGTGGCGACCGTGCCCGAGGTCAGGTCAGACGCTTCGAGCGTAACGGCTCCCGTTTTTCCGGCGACCGACGATACGGGGACAGTAGCTCCGATCGTGACTGTTTGTCCGTCACCGGCTGGCGTGACCGTGACGTTTGATCCGGCGACGACATCAAACACACCGATCGCTCCGCCGATCGCTCCGGTTGGGAGGAGGAACTGAATGACGTAGATGTCCCCGACTCCCGGGATCGTCGCTGGGACGACGGACAAGAGTCGTCCGGCTTTGAGCGGGATCGTTTGTTCGCTCCCATTGAAGAGGAGGCCGCTCGTACCGGCGTTGAGCGTGACGGTCGATTCGGCAAGGTTCACGATTCGCCACTCGCGTCCGTAGGCTGAAGGCGAGACGGATGCCGGAAATGTAAGAGTGCCGGTCTCGTTGATGACGATGACTCGCGGGTTTCCCGAGAGAGTCGTGCCGCTGCCTACGAACTCAGCCGCAAAGGTCGTAGCATACTGCGGGTGCGGATCGCCGGTGGCGAGATTAGTCAACGCCGAGTGGTCGGTGGTCCCAGCGGGGCCAGTTGGACCGACGGCTCCGGCGGGACCAGTGTCGCCAGTGTCACCCTTCGGACCTGTCGGACCGGCAGGACCCGCAGGACCAGTCGCGCCCGCAGGACCCGTGGCTCCCGCTGCGCCTGCGGCTCCTTGGGGACCAGTCGCACCAGCGGGGCCAGCAGGGCCAGCAGGGCCAGCGGGACCAGTAGCTCCTTGCGGTCCTGCGATTCCAACTGCACCATTGAGCGTCAGCTCAAAAGTCACGCTCTCGCTTACAATCTCAATCTCGTTGAGTTGATTGTTCAGCTGAAACTCAGGCATTTGGAGTGGTTACATCCATGCTCGCGGTGATCTTTCCACCGAACCATTCCTTGACGATGGGCTCGTCCCCTACAACTGGAAGAATACCCTGAATAGACCAGTAACATTCAACTCCGACCGGCAGTTTAGAAGACTCTGTCGTCTTGAGAGTGATTTGCAAATTCAGTGCGTTGCTCGTGGTTCCAGCGTTTGAGATGAAGAAAACAGCTACATCTGCTCCGGTGGATGCTCGCTTGACATCGCCAGACCAAGAGTAAGTGTTCCACG